TTTGACTTTGATGCTTCTTAAGCTGATTTTGTTTTATTGCGATTACTACTAAATGCAGACAACAGCTAGAACTATGTTATATAGTATACTTCCGATCCTGAGGGTGTAGTGCTGTCCCTATTATATTTTAATTTCTAGTTTGTTGTAATCAACAATTCTCCTATCTGGATTGTGTAAAAACAGTCTAGATAAGAGGGTTGGTTGTCCTATTAATATTGTATAGTTGGCAGTAGCTTCACACTATATAATGTAACGGACTGATTCTCTCTTTCTATGGTTGGACTTTAGAGATTAGATACGCCATAGATTGCACATAGTAAATCTCGAACCTATAACAACCAACACCCTGTTGTCAGGAGTTATATGGGAAAACCACTCTGAAGTAACAAAGTAGCTGGGGAACAAAGTAACTGCTTGCAGTGAAAGTAACAAGATAGTGAAAGTAACAAGTAAGAGATTGCCCAGTACTGTATTAACAAATTGTCAATAATTGTTGGTTGGTATAGCTCTCCTCACTGTGTAGTTGTTTAGACTACACAGTCAAGAGGGTTATACCTTCTCCTTGTGTGAAGCACTTTATAGATTAGATACTTTACACAAGCGCACAGAGTAAATCTAGATCTTGCAGATGCAAATACCCTGCCCTGATGAAGATGTCAGCAACGAAGTAACTGGGTAACAAGTAGGAGGATACAATGCTGTCAAAAGCTGTAAACAACTCTGAAGTAACAAGATAGTGAAAGAGGTTCGAGTACTGAGTAATCAGAAGTAATTGTTTGCATCTGTAATCCATATGCACAACAACAAACACAAAACTATGTCTTTCTTAAACAACCTCCTTTCTAAGTTCTCTACCTCTACTACACAAACTGCTCCTACCCCTATTGCAGTATCCACTGTAGTCCAAGCTGACAACAGTGCTGAAGTTCGATTTGGCTTCACCTCCGCTGGTCAGTTTCAATATGACCCCAACCAAACCTATGCTGATTTCGCAGCAGGTCAAGCGAAGATCGCTGGTATCACTCTTCAAGATAATTACACAGCGCAATACATAGTTGCGGGTAAAATCTTTGTGATTAACCCTACACTTACTTTCGCAGAACTGAGTGCTAAGTATGCGGTTACTCCTCAAACACCTGTAACCGTTGCAATCCCTGATCCTGAGCGTCCTGCTGGTCGCTTAGGTTAATCCTATAGGGGTGGGTTTTGAAAGCTCACCCCTCTTTTTCTATAGTCTTTAAGAGGAATTATGACAACCACAAAAACAACGGAAATCCACCAGCTAAATACTGGTCACTACATAGAAGAGAAAGTAACAGAACTCGGCTCTTACTTTGTGTACAGTGACTACACAACTGATGACAAAATTGATCCTGCTATTATGCAGTGTTTTGTTGGTAATCCACAACATAAGATTCCGCGCAGACTGTGGAACCAAATGGTCACGTTCTTTATGCATTATTTAGCACAGGGAACGGAAGTTGAATGTCGTTACTACAAACGTGATGGTGACTTCATTTGTGTTGTTGGTAGTCAAACAGTGACAGGTGCATCTGTTACTTATAACTATGCATTACCCTTATACGGACTTGATGGTCTACAGTATACACGGGAGTCATTAGTTGCTAATGGTTGGGTTTTGTATGCACATTTTCATCTACATCCTTTTGATATGCCATCTCCTAGTGGTGTTGATGATACCAACGAAATGAAGACTCCGTTGTTGTATGGTATTGTCTCTATACCTACAGGCAGACAAACAGATATGGACTACCGAATCCGTACTACAGTAGTTGCTAATAACGGCTACGCAAATTATCGTTATTTTCCACAAGCATGGGACTTCATTGACCTTCCTGTAGATTCGGAACTACAGACGTACACACATACCGCGTATGCACCTGTATGTGAAACTCAAGTAAAACGCTTTGTATATCAAGCACCTGTGTGGCAAAAAGGAAATACAACTACAAAATGGCTACAACCAGCGAAAAGTGGTGTTGTTTATACTAAGAGTCTAGCTGAAAAACTAAAGACTGCTTTGGAAAACATTATGTTAGCTAACCCTTCTGTGACTGTAGCTGATATCGAAAAAGAGCTACCAGCAGTATTGTCAGACCTTCTTACAGCAGACGTGCAATATGCGGATCTTTTTACTTACGACCGCTATAATAGTGTGGACGTTGCCGATCCTTTCTTCTACGGTAGTGGTTATTAGTTATGGCACAACAGTATGAAATACCATCGCATTGCCAGACTGCTGTAATATTTAAACACACTATAATGTTCGTGTTTGAACCCATTGTAGTACCATTTTATTATAGCTGCATTAAATCTGATGCCGAAGATTTTTTTCTCAAGTACTGTTTAGACTGCTCTTTGCGTGACAAAACCTGTCGTAGAGCAGGGGCAATCAATAACAGCTGTCTGTTAAGCAGAAAGGTGAAAAGCGAGGACGTAGTAGAGTCGTTGCAAATGCCAATCCCAAGACATTTTATGGTGTTATACAGTAATGGTAACAGACCTTTGTTTGGTTATGACACTGTTGACTGCCTTAAACCACTCAAACTTGGAAACATAGGTAATTATGGTGATTGGTGTAATGGAGATGTTGCTTATAACAATAAAAGTCCATCAAGTGTTTACAATGGCTACATGCAATCTATTCACAATCGAGACCTCACAAACCAAGATTCCACCACCTATCCACAATATCTGAAAGCTGTTGCACAGGATTTCACAAAAATACAAACAGGTTCTGAAATAGATCCCAAATATTGGGGTGATATGTTGAATGTAGTAGAAAAGCCTAGATCTATTATATGGTCGTCCTCCCCAGATACAGATTATTACCAAGAGGGAGCTAATTATTATGTTAAGATTCAATAAACCTGTGATTGCACTGGTAGGATGTGGTGGTACAGGTAGTTATTTTGCCGATAGTTTAGGGCGGATAGTAGGTCATTATGGTGAACTTAAAAGGTTGCAGTCACCATTAATTGTGTTGATAGATGCTGATACAGTCTCTCAATCTAACACAGTGCGCCAAAATTTCTGCTATAGAGATTTGGGTGAACAAAAAGGTGCTGTGCTACAACGTAAACTACAACAACATTATAATGTCGGTAACGTTGATTTTTGGGCTTCTTTCGCTAACAAGAGACTCTTAGAGAAACTGATGAAAAAAGTAGGTACACAAGACCTGATCATTATCTCATGCGTGGATAATATTAGAACACGTAATCGTATTATGAATATTTTAAAACCAGACCCAGATTCTTTCACAGATGCACGTCAAACAAACTGGCTATACCTAGATGCAGGAAACAATATTCTAGATGGATGGTCGTCTGCTATGGGTATCTACAATGGCACTGGATTTGGCGAAGATTTTCGTCAACACGATATTAACATGAGAAATGACAACGTAGATCAAGCTCCAGAATTAGGTGTAGATCAACGTGGATGTGGTGCTAGTACAAGTTCACCAGAGACATACTGGGGCAATATGCAGAACGCGATGTTACTAGCTCAGCAACTAAGGAATATCTGTTTGTATGGTAAAGGTTATGGTATCATAGGTTGGCAGATGCCTGATATCCAAGGTAATTCTTCTAATACAGATCACTACCAAACCCATGTGTTAGCACCTTTTCAACTACCATGATCTACACTTTAGATGAGGTTGTTTTCTTCGAGGTATTTGTCTCTGAAGTCAACAGCCTCTTCAAGTGTATAGAAAGACTGTATCAGCTTTCGTTTATAGAAAAATTTCCAACATTTACCGCCTATTCTGGCACTACTTATGGATATGTACCTGTAACCAGATGTGCAATCAGCACGGACTATAGATTTCTTGTATTTTTTAGCAATTATTTTCTTTTCTTCTGTAGGCAGATTATCAAACTCCTCCGTCCAGAATACAACCTCTGCTTGTTTCCTAGCTGTTAGTGCTTCCTCTTTAGTTTTAAAATAACCTAGATTACTCATTTTAAAATCTGTAACGGAGATATGTACACTCCATTTACCATCTGTAGGGTGGTACTTAACACCACAATCTTTAGCGGCAAACTTAGAACGTAGAACATTAACCTGTTTCTTCTTACGTTCTTCAGAATATTTGTAACCAGAAAAAGATTCAGCATTAGGAAGTATGTTGTACTCAGGTTTTAGAGTGTCTAAATAATACTGCTCTCTAGCTCTTAGTATTTTATAATCTTTCGTATCAACTTCTTCTAAAATTTTTAAAGAGAAAGACTCAATACCATGTTTGTTGAAACTTCTTTGCAATATCTGAGAATGATGTTTGTTATTTTTTAAAGCGTTGAAATGTTCTCGAAATCTTTTAGAAAAACTACCAGATGTACTTCCTATATACTGCTTACCACTATTAATATTTTCAATACAATAAACGCCAAACTTACAAAGATCTGAATCTTTCGGTGTTTTATAGCAGTCTTGCAAACTATACATAATTTTCTCACTAACTAATCTAACTAAAAATAAAAGGAACGTAGCCTAGTTAGTTGCTAATTTCAATAGTGGATCAGACTATTTAAGTTCCTCAATATTATTATAACACAAAAACATGGATAAAGTAGTCTGTTTTGTCTCGGATATACATAGTCAACATAGAAAGCTGCAAGATGCTTTAGACTGGATTAAAGGTGAATATCCACCAGAATCTACACAGCTAGTATTTTTAGCAGACTGCTGGGATTCACGGCTAGACGACCACGAAAAGAATTACCCACCTTATAGTGATCCTCTACAAACTTATCTTATTATCAAAAATTGTGTAGAACAACATGGTGATATTCTTTTACAATCTAATCATCAAGAAAAATTAATGCGCTGGCTTAAGCATCATCTGGTAGGTACAAGACCAAACCCAGTCAAGGTTAACTATGGGTTGGATTATACTATCTCGCAATTTATAAACACCCTGACCATAGAAGAAAAGAAGGAGATCCACAACTGGTTATCGGGATTACCCTATCATGTAGTTATCGAATCTTATGACTTACAGCATGATACCACAGTAAGTTTCTTGTGCAGTCATGCTTATTTCAACATAAAAACTAATCTTGAACAACCATCTAAACACCACAAACAAGAAGCTTTGTATGGTCTGTTAGATCGTGATAACAAAAGAGTAGATTGGTGGTCATCAGATGAACCCCTTTCTTTCTACGGTCTTCCTGCTGTACGTGTTGCAGGGCATTATCATATTCTAAGTTGTGGCAAACATCAGAGAGTTATAGACACAGGGTGCGGAAACACTGGTGGTTCATTGTGTGTTCATGTTCCTGCCTATGGTTTGTATCAGGAGTTCTAGCTATGAAAATTGCAGATCAACTTTTAACTGTTAGTTTTGGTTTGTATGTTTTGTTGGTGTATTATGGCTAAAGTTAGAGGTAAAAAAGCGAAAATAGAGCGTCTTGAACTCTTACTAAAAGAAAGTAGGGAAACAACAGAATTTTGGCGTTCAGAGTGTCTTAAACTTGAGAAACTATATGGTGCTTTAGAAGTAGAGTATAACGAATCTAGAGAATATATGGATATAGATTACGACAGAGAGTATTAACCTGCGGGGAAAGACAACCCTTCAAACTCTCGTATCTAGCAAATCTACATAATACAAAAATATGGCAGCAGGTAAAAGTCAGAACAAGCAAATTGGTAAAGTCAATAGATGGAAAGATGCTGTAGCTTACGATATCCGTGCTAAAGCAGCTAACTGGTTGCGTTTCCTTAAACGTGATACAGCTATCGTGACACCACAAGAAGCTCAACAGATCGAAGCAACTGGTTTTGTGCTACAGTATAAAGGCAAAATCTCTGGTGCGCGTAGTCGAGTCAAAGCAGTCGGAGTACAAGCTGTAGTCCAAGCAATCCGCATGAAGGAAGATGTGCAAAAAACTGTACATGCTATCCGCAACAATGATTGGGTATCTGTGTCCCGTCTGGTACAACCTCTCGGCACACCAATCGACTACACACCTCGCTCTCATAACCAAAAACAACAACAAAAGAAGGTACTTACCAATGTTTAACAACAAACGCATCACAGAACTTGAAACCGCCAAAGAACAACTACAACGCCAGTACAATCTTGTGCATGGTTTGTTACTGCAACGACAAGACGAAGTTGTGGCTTTATTAAGAGAGATTACTTTGTTGAAGATTCGAGAACCAAAATCAAAACTACCTGTGCATTTCTTCTCTGATTTTGAAGAAAAAGTTGGAGAGATTGTAAATCACAGAACACACAACATTCTTGCATCTTCTATTCCAGAACAAATAGCTACTGATTTGATCGACTATTTAAAATATAAGTTAGACTCTGACTCTAACTCTGACTCTGACTCTGACTCTGACTCTGAGGATGAGGATGAGGATGAGGATGAGGATGAGGATGAGGATGAGGATGAGGATGAGGATGAGGATGAGGATGAGAACTACTGCGATACTGATTTCACAGATCCTAATGAAGACGAAGACTAAATAAACTACAAAGTGGGTGGCTAATAACTATCCACTTCTTTTCTATGGTTATGATTAAAAATTTTTTACTACGTCTGTTTGGTTTGTCTGACATAGTTGCAGAACAAGCTTTTGAGATAGATGCTTTGCAGATGCAGTTAGATCTATGTGAACGATTATTGGAAATACAACAAGATAAGTGGGAGGTTAACGATGTCTATTGATTCTAAACTTACCGAAATGTGTCGCTCTATCTTTGGTGATATAGTCAAAACAGCTACATACGAGACTGAAGATAATATCAAATACGAAACTCCTTTTGACATACAATTTAATTGTAGAGGTGATCTTGACTATTCTGGTAGGGAGTTTATTCTTGAGTTTACAAATGGAGTTAAAGTTAAATTCTGGAACTCTGAGTGGGCTTCTTTAAAGAGACTAACCAACAATGCAGATTCACAGTAAAATTAAAGATTATTACGATCCTGTACTATACCAAATATCATCACTCGACCATTTCGTAAGATATGAAGACCATAGAAAAAAAGTGGTGGTTGGTTCTTTACCAGAGGGTATAGCCAAATTACCTTTGTGCAACAAGCTACAGTATCTATTCTTCTGCGGTTCCGTCTATCCTTTTCTTATTGATGATAAACCTAAAAAAGTCATAAAATATGATTATGAAGGTAGAGCAATAGAGTATATGGACTCCGCACCTTCTTTTCTATGGTCTTTCGATGCTATTCATGCCTATTTCAAAAAGCATGATAGTTTTTACTTCGATTTCCGTGAAAGAGATATACAAACTGCATTTGACATACCTCCTGTGAAAGATGTGCAGTTAGCATCTGGTGTTTGTTACTTTGTGTTCAAGCTACACTATAGATATGGTTATTTCAACAAACTAGTAAAAACTGATATCGCTGGTGATTTGGTGCTGTATCCTTCTTTAAAAGATATCCAGTTTTATAAAGTTGTAGATGCTTACACCGCAGCACAACAGATTGATTATTGGTTGGGCAATATCTTCGTATCTGATGTTTGTATTAACACACAGACAGATGAACAGAAAATAGTAGCTCATGGTTACGATGTGAAAGTTAGTTTCAGGTCTGAATCAGGTAAAGGAAAAAAGAAAAATGAAAAGAAAAGAAGTTGAATCCTGTACAATACTCCTAACACTTACAGGTTCTCGTTTGTACGGTATTGACAACCCTGAGTCTGATTACGACTACAAGGGGATCTGTATACCACCAGTTCAGTATTTCTTCGGTGATTCTAATTTCGACCAGCTTGACTCTTTTGTAGATCCTGACTGTCTATATCCTGTTTTAACCAACACAGATTCACAGATTTACAATCTCAAGAAATATGTGCATTTAGCTTTACTCAACAACCCGAATATTCTGGAACTATTGTGGGTTGCATCTGAACATTATGTTGTAAAAACACAACTAGCAGATCGTCTTATTGCATTACGTGAGTTGTTTCTTTCTACGAAGGTTTACCATAGCTACTCAGGTTATGCTTATGCACAAATCAAACGTGTAAAAACACACAGAGGTTGGTTGCAAGCCTACCATGCTAATACCGACTTCTTTAATACACCACCTAATCCTAAAGATTATGGTCTTGAGGACAACCCACTACGCAAAGAACAGTTAAACGCTTTCTTGGAGTTTCTTTACATTCTGATTGATGACGCGGCACAATACCATAGTATCCGTGATGAAATATTTGCACACATTGATTTCAAGAGTGTATTAAAGCAGTATAAAATCAAACCTGAATTGTTAGATGCTGTACAGTATTACACACGTAGTACAGATGAGTTTATGACTTTACTACATAATACTCAACGCTATAGGCAAGCTAAGCAAGAATATGATGCGTTTCATAGTTGGAAAGCAAACAGGAATAGTAAACGTGCTGCCATAGAAGAGAAATGTGGAATGGACGCGAAACATGCTGGTCATGCTTATCGTTTGTTAAAATCTGGTATCGAGATTTTGAACGGTCAGGGTGTAATACCAGATCGTCGTGTAGCTGGTGATGCTGATTATATCAGATCTATACGGAATGGTGAAGTCGAGTATGATGCTTTGATGGCACAAGTTGATGGTTTGATGTTAGACCTCGAAACAGCAAAAAACAACACAAAGCTACCACGTACACCAGACCGTCAGACCATAGAAGAGGAAGTTGTATCTATTATCAAGGACTTTTTGTTATGATTAACTGGCAACCTATATCCACTGCGCCGTTAGATGGTACAGACGTGTTAATATATGATGGTTATGATGTTTGGAAAGCCTATGCAAAGTGGGATACGTGGTCTCCACCTAGAGGGCGCTATAAATGGTACTGCTCTTTTATTTCTGATGATGATGCACATAGTGTAAGTCTTTATCACGAACCTACTCACTGGCTACCTATTTCTGACCTTCTAAAACCATTAGGGCATCTATGAATAAAGTATTTAAAAACTATCGAGATCATCCAGCTTTAAGGTACGATGGTTTACGCCTTGTATTTAAAATTGATGATAAAGTTTTCCTGATTGAAGATGGTATTGTTAAACATATTAAAGTAGTTTCTATACAGGAGACAAATATAGGAGAACCATACAGAAAATTAGTAAGATTAACCTTTATAACTTTTAATGCTGACAATCTAGACGTATATGAAGATTATATTGATTTTCATATATCCGACCAACAAGATTTAATAGAACTATTGGAGATAAACAAATGACGGCTAGAGACTTCTGCTACTGGTTAAAGGGATATTTTGAACTAAAGCAAACTATCGATCATCGTGAAGGTGCAACCCCTGAAACTATGTCTATGATAGAAAAACATCTTGATTTAGTGTTTACCCACGAGATTGATCCTTCTTTTCCTGCGGATCAACAAGAAGCATTAAACACTGCACACAATGGTAACTCTTATACAGGTATGAGATGTTAATAGTTGTTATAGGTAAAAAGAAAACCTCTTTTCTATGTCAGAAAATTGAGTCTGGTGATATTGTTTTTGATAACTTTGGTGTTGGATTACATCCTACTTATGTACAGAAATTAATCCACAATCTTTTACAGTTAGATCTTGAAGCTCAAGATATTTATTTAGGTACTAATGATTACTTAGTAGTAAAAATGTTTAGTTTATTAGCTACAAAAAATGATTGGTTAAAAGTGTTACTATATGATAGTGATAGCCACAACTGTCCCGCAGTTAAACATTTTTCCGATAACTCTCTTATTGATTTTTCTATTGGTATTTATAAACAGGAGATAGATTTACATGGCTGATTTTTATAACCACAAAACACAAGATGGGTTGACTCCTATCGTCATGCTAGAAAATACACATTTGGTAAACATTATCCGTATGCATTTACGGCAGATTGAAAATGCTCGTCTGCAATTAGAGAACAAAGATAAACCTGTGAGTACAGTTATTGGTGTATTGTATAGGAACCAACCACAAGCTGATCCACAACAGATTATCAGTAAAGCTCATGAAACACTTATGCCTTATATTCTGGAAGCTGTATTACGTGGTTTAACCGATGATTTTGTACTACAGATGCAAACTGCTTACGATTATGCTTTACCACAAAAAACTATAGAAGCGAAGTCAGAATTAGGTTTTTAACTTATTTTGTCTGTCTGAAGACGTTAATCTACAGTCTATACACAATAATAAAACGAAAACAATATGGCAGCTTTATCCAAGAACCGTAGAAAGAAAGGTGGTCAACCAACTCCACAAGACTTAGTGCTTGCTCTCAGTAAAGCTGTAGGTCTCGATCTTACACAAGAGTATGATGCTGAGTCTTTTTCCCAACTATGGGTAGATCTCTATCAATCAGAAGATCCAGAGTCTTATGCTGCACAAGGTCAATACATCTATGACCTCTTTGTACAGTTGCAAGATGTGCTGACAACACAGCAAGATACGACAGCTATTGTGCCTGTCGAACGCAAGACAAAGGTGTGGTATCAACATACTCTGGAATTGGTGGATAAAACAGATGGTGAACTAGTTGATGACCTACTATCTACTTATAGTGTGGTAGTCAAACCTATCCGTACCGAAGGAGAGGATCTAGCTTTTGTTGCTGTTGAGGTAGGATTTGATGACTAACATTCTCGAACAAGTGACGGCACAAATCCGTGAAGCTCGTCTCGCAGGTGATCGTACACGGCTGGACGATCTTGTGGTTCTCAAGCAAGATATAGCTTATGGATTGAGCCAAAAACAACCCGTCAAGGCACAGAAAACAATCGAACGTCTGTTGACATCCTATCGACAAACACAGGCGTTACTGCGCGATTCTGGGGCTGTTGAGCGATATCAACAAAAGATAGATTTGTTAGAGTCTTTCTTACAACCACAAGAACAACTTGATACCAACGCTTTGCAACAGTTGTTGGTAGAGAATGACTTCCTAAGTATCCGCGAATGGATGGCATTTTTGAAAGACAATTATCCTGACCAATATGATGGTAGATTAGCATCTACACTTTATAACAGTAAATAACTACAAATATGACAACTAAAATTCCTGCATCCGTACTTCAAGCATATCTAGCAAAACAACCACCTGACTCTGAGGTTAACTTGACTACTTTAGCGACACAACTGGCTGAAAACAATCTACAACAAGCACTTACTTTCTTTTCTACGTTAGAAGAAAGCACTAAAGTCAAGTATCTTGTGTTCTTGCACAACTATTATTACTATACCTTGACTGGTGGCTCTTATCTGTGGGAACCTACTGAAGCTTTCTCTGAAGAATTTATTGTAGAGATTGAAGACAAATTTCTTAAACCTTTTAACCTTGATACAACTACTTTGGTTGCTATCAGACGTTTGGTGTCTCGGCTACAGAAAGAGGTTGCGAAGCAACGGGTGTACAAAAAAGAAGAGGTTGCCAGTGACAATAGAGACGATTAGCTATCCCTATGAACCTACACCTGATGACCTAGCTAAGTTTGAAGCTATATGGTTACAAGTTTGGGAACCACAATGCAAGTTTCTAGACACTGGACACTACAACTTCTTTCGCAATTTTGCTTTTGATAACTACTTGATAGGTGTTAATCAGTATCGTACAGACATTGCAATATTACTAGAGAGGTCTTTAAATCATGACAATTAGAGAACTTATTAATCACTTAGAGTATCTTGCCGTAAAAGTCTGCCCTGCTGCTGAAGCCACTGAAGTATATTGGGTGGGTGATTATGGTGCAAACATGGAATTGCAAGAAGGTTCTGTGATATATAAAGAGGGTTATGATCGTGTAGAAATTGGTTAAATCTATGCTATAATATACAAGTTGTTTCTACACCTATGTATGTTCGAGCCAAAAACCAAGTGTATAATGTACACCGCTAAAGATGCTGTCCTGATGGGATCATATAGTAATGGTTTGTGGTATCCTTCGGTGTACACTATCCAGTCTTATGATCCTCTACAGCGTACAGTGCGTTTGTACAATGCACCTGAAGTCGATTTTTCTGTCATGGAGGAAGGTTGGGGCTTTTCCCGCGCATTAGCGTACCAAACAATCTGGTGGCAGAGAAAGTTCGTGGTGTTAGATGTTTTTCTAGCACAATCTAATCCTTTGCTACCTTACTACAACAAACTACAAGAGATACAACAAACACATGGCAATTACAGCAGCTAGTATTAAGAAAGCAACGAAAGTCAGTAAAAAACTACGTTGTTTGATTACAGGACAAACGGGAAGTGGTAAGACTGGAAGTAGCTTACTACTAGCTAAAGGTTTAACCAACAATGGTAAGGTTCTTGTATTAGATACAGAAAATGGTCGTGCATCATTGAAAGTAGATATGCCTGAACTTCAAGGTTTTGAGTACGATGTTATTGAAGTGTCTTCCCAAGATGTAACCTCTGATGATTATATCAAAGCTATTGAACTTGCAGAACAGAATGGTTATGATGCTGTTATTCTAGACTCTGCAACACATGAATGGGAGTACGTCAAAGAATTACAACAAAAGCTTGGTGGTCGTTACACCGACTGGGGTAAAGCAAAAGCAGGTCATTTGCGCTTTGTCAAGAAAGTTATTAGCGCTAAAGTCCATGTGATTATCACAGCTAGATCTGATATCAAACATGAACAACAAGAGGTAAATGGTCGTAAGCAAGTCGTAAAACTTGGCTTAGGTACACAACAAAACTCAAATTTTCCTTACGAAATGGATTTTGTATTTGATATCCAAGATCGCGCACATAACTGCGTCTGCGATAAATCAGAAGGTGGTTTGTTCACTGAACCTTTGTTTGTGATTACACCTCAAACTGGTATTGTGTTGGCACAATATCTGTCTGATGGTGTAGACCCTGAAACAGAGACTAAGAAAAAGTATGCTGCTAGGATTCGTGAGATCGAAGGTGCGCTATTAGGTGCTGGTCTGTTAACTGATACCGAAATCAAAGCCATAGAAGAGAGAGATCCTACTATTTTTCTTTCTATGGCGACTGATGACCTTAAAGCTCTGGGTGTTTCTTTGGGTGCTAAAGCTAAAGAAGCTGGTTTGACCGTGTAATCACAAGGATTGGTAGTACCCTTCTAATTACTACTTGTTGTTGTGTGGTACTTAATATGCTCCTTGTTATTTACAACTCTAATCCTAGCAATAATCCTGAGTTGCCTACATCTAGAGGTTGGCGATTATATAATAAAGAAGATTGGGCATCTTTGTGTGTATCTGTAGATAACTATTTCTATTATTTACCTACTGATGATGCTGAACTTTCTTTTGGGGTAGTATCTTACTACTCCTACCAAGAATGGTTGGTTGATTATCAAGTGTCAGAAATAGATATTAATTTGTTTATGACTAAATTCCAACCTCAAGCTGGTAATGTACCAATTCTAGATTGGTTATTAGGTACTGATTTCTATGTACCAGATATTACTGTACAACCAGATGATGAGCCTATTTACCCAGAAATGGATGCCTATGCTTGACAACACAACTACCTATGCTATAATAACTATACACTAAATACAAACACATGAAAGAAACAGTCACTATTGAAGATTTGCAAGAAATGCAAATGGAAATTACTAAAGCTCTACAGCAGCAAGTTTTATCGAATCTTGGTGTTAAGTACCAGCCTTATCTTGAAGCTGTTGGATTTTCGGTAGATTTGTTAGGTCGTCTGAGAAGTATTGGTCGTGAACCAGACGAAGATAGGAGAGGTATGGCTACTATGTCTCGGTGTTACTAACTATGACCTTACCAATTGAAGAGTACTTTAAGTACCACCCTCCTCTAACAGAGGCTAGGAAAGTAGCACATGAAGCTATAAACCAAGCTGCACTTGCATTTGCTCTAACCGTAGAAAAGAATGTTAAGGATGAGGACTGTCGTAAGCAAACTTATTTTGCTATACAACAAGCTCGTATGTTTGCCAACCAAGGCATTACTGTTGATGAACTAAAAACCCTACAAAACTAAACACAAACATTATGTCTATCAAAATTACTCTTTCTGATGCAACTGTTTCACAAGATCCTGAACTTAAATATTTTGACTCTGGTAATTCTGTCTTGAAGGTTAAGGTTCGTGCTTTGAACGGTGAAAAGAAAGCAGATGGTGAGCAATATGCTCCTGCTGAATGGATTACTATTGAAATCTGGAATAAGCTTGGTGTAACTTTGGCAGAGAAAATCCATAAGCATACTGCTGAAAATCCTTGCCGTTTGTTTGTGCTTGGCAATCTGGTAACTCGTACCTATCAAGCCAATGATGGTTCTACTAAAACTGAACTCTTAATCAAGAATCCTT